CGAATCTGTATTACCAGATCACAATGACCTTCAACCCGGTCAGCGCGACACACTGGATCAAGGCCCGCTACTTCGACAAGGCCGATCCGGACGTCCTGACACATCATTCAACCTACCGGACGAACCGTTTCATAGACCCGGCCTATTTTCGCCGCATGGAGCGACGCAAGGAAGAAGACCCGGAAGGCTATCGCGTGTATGGCCTGGGAGAATGGGGCGAGCTGGGCGGCCTGATCTTGACGAACTTTAAGGTCCACGACTTCCCGACTGGCCGGGACTGTTTTGACGGCTTCTATTATGGCCAGGACTTCGGCTTCAACCACGCCGACGCCCTTCTGGGGATCGGCTGGAAGGACGGCGAAGTCTATGTCTGTTCGGAACTGTATGTCTTCGAGAAGGACACCGAAGAAATTATCAACCTAGCCCGACAGGTCGGAGTCGACCCCCGCGTGGAAATGTTCTGTGACTCCGCAGAGCCGGACCGGATCAGAACATGGCAAAAGGCCGGCTTCCGGGCCTACCCTGTGAAGAAAGAACCCGGAAGCGTAAAGGCGCAGATCGACTTCCTGAAAGGGCGAAAAATCCACATTCACCCGTCCTGTGTGAACACCTTGAAGGAAGTCCAACAGTGGAAATGGAAAAAGGATCCGACCACGGGTCTTTACATCGACGAACCCGTGGAGTTCATGGACGACGCTATGGCGGCCCTTCGCTATGGCGTGGAGCGTCCGCGACGCGGTTCGTCTATCGAAGTTTTGAAGTGAGGTGGAAGAAATGGAACTGTCTGTCATGGACCGGATCAACCTGATCCTGTCTGACCCTGAAAAAGCAACTATGACCCTGGCCCAGATTGTCAGTGAAGAAATACGGGAGTTCAAGAAGTCCCCCCAGTATCAAATCATGGTGGAAGCCGAAGCATATTACAGAAACAGGTCTTCCGTCCAGAAGAAGACGGTCGACGTCGCCAATCGGTCGAACACGAAGATCGAACGGCCGATCCTGAAAAAGCTGGTGGATCAGAAAGCGAATTACCTTCTGTCGAAGCCCTGGACCGTGGACACCGAAAACGGAGCCTATGGCGACGCCCTGAACACTGTCTTCGACCAGACCTTCCGCCGGAAGATCAAGAGCCTGGGGAAAGGCGCGGTCAAGTCCGGGATCGCCTGGCTTCAACCCTACTTCGAGGACGGGAAACTGACCTTCATGCGCGTCCCTTCGACAGAGGTCGTCCCCCTGTGGCGCGACTCCGAACGAACGAAGCTGGACGCCTTCATTCGCTTCTATGACCAGATCATCTACATTGGGACCAGAAAGCACCTGATCACACACGCCGAATTTTGGTGGACCGGCGGCGTGAAGTATTTCAAGACGGACGCCTTCGCGGGGACCGGGGCCGGCGACTTCTACGTCGACAAGGACCACGGCACCGAGGAAAGCGACTGGACAGAACCACACTTCACCGTCGGCGAAAAGGCGTACAACTGGGACGAAGTTCCGATCGCCTGGCTGAAATACAACGAAGAAGAACTTCCCCTGTGTTACTTCGTGAAGGACCTGATCGACGACATCAACTGGCAGAACAGCGTGACGGCCGACGTCCTTCGGGACGTGGCGAAGTTCATCTATATTCTTCGGAACTATGGCGGGGCAGACCTGGCGGAGTTTTTGAAGGATTTGAAGGAACACATGGCGATCAAGGTCACTTCCGACGGCGGCGTGGACAAATTACAGGCAGACCTGAACATCGACGCCGTCATGTCTTTTCTGGACAATGAGCGGCGCGACATATACGACTTCGCGGCGGCCGTGGACACGAAGGACCCTGAACTGGGGAATGCCAGCGGATCGGCGATCAATTTCCGATATATGGACCTGGACGCCGACTGTGACTCCCTAGGGACGGAACTGAAAGACACCTTCCACCGGCTGAAACTGTTCATTGACGTCTACTTCCAGATCACCGGCCAAGGGGACTTCACCGGCGAAGACTTCGACATCGTCTTCAACATGGACCTTCCTGTCAACGAAACGGACATCATCAACAACGCCCGAACCAGTGACGGCCTGATCTCGAAGCGGACGATCCTTCAAAATCACCCCTGGGTCACTGACGTCGACGAAGAACTGGACCGCATTGACGACGAAAAGAAGGCCGCTATGGCCGACTTTGGAACGGGCCTGTTCGACGATACCCTGGGAGCCGGAAACGGCCCACAGACGGCCCAGGAAGGCCAGGAAGGGGCCGCTGGAAAGGCTGGTGGCCTGAATGGCGAGGAATAAAGAATACTGGATCGCCCGCGCCCTTCAAAGAGAGCGTGAAGCGTATCTTCGGGGCGTCGGTCTGACGGCGAAAATGTTCAAGGAATATGAACGCGCCGCCCAGGCGATACGAAGGGAGATCGGCGACTTCTATTCCCGCTACGCCGGGAAGCACGGCTTGACCTATGACCAGGCCGTCCGCCTTCTGACACGGAAAGAGTTCCAGGAATGGAAGGCGACCCTGGGCGAATACGTCGCCAGGATCGCTTCGGAGCCTGACCCGCGCGTCAAAGCACTTCTGACGGCCCAACAGGACGCCCTGTCCACGAACAGCCGTATTTCCCGCCTGGAAGCCCTTCTGGGACAGATCGACCTGAAACTGAACGACCTGTTCGAAACAGGCGTGGCACAGATGAAGGCGGAGTTTGGCGACGCCTTCCAGGAAGGCTACTACAAGAAGATTTATGACATTCAGTCCCGCGTCGGCTTTATACATGAGTTCGCGAAGCTGGACGAAAGTGTCGTGGAAAATGTTCTGTCCTACCCCTGGTCTGGGGCTATGTTCTCCGATCGGCTGTGGCAGAACAAACAGGCCCTTCTGTTCCACGTCCGGGAGATCATCACACAAGGCGTCATGCAAGGAAAGAGCGTAGCCGCCATGTCGAAGGAACTGTCCGGGAAGATGGGGCAGTCCTACAAAGCGGCCGAACGGCTGATCCGGACGGAAACGACCCATTTCCACAGCGAAGCGGACAAGTCCGCCTATAACGCGGCCGGCGTGGACGAATATGAATATGTCGCAACCCTGGACAGCCGAACCTGTGAAGTGTGCGCCGCCCTGGACGGAAAACACTTCAAGGTGAAGGACGCCCAGGCCGGCGTGAATTATCCGCCCATGCACCCGAACGACCGTTGTGCTACGGTCGAATACGATCCGGACGACGCCCTTGACTGGTACAATTCCGGTAAACCCATGCCGAAGAATATGACATACGAAGAATGGTATGATCAGCAAGTGGCCGAACATGGTTCCGGCTATGTTGAAACAGAACGCCAGAAGGCGTATAATGTAAAGGCAGACGCGGAACAGTTCGCCCGGTATGCTGACCGGCTGGGAGCCGACGCCCCGCCTGATCTTGACGCTTTCCAGGAAATGAAGTACAGGGACCCGGCCGCCTGGTCGGACTTGAAGTCCTTCTATTCCTACAAGGGGCGCGTTCCAGAAGCCGCCAGGGACGACTTCACCCTATACAAGAAGATCAGGGACACCGGCGTTTATGGGACTGTCAGAGTTCCGCCGGAGCCTATCGACGCGACGTCGCTGTGGCTGAACGCCGAACACGTCGCGGATCACGGTCACAGTGTAACCGAAGCGGAAGCGCGGTCGTTCATCGAAAGCGCGATCTTCTCCCTAAAGCGGAAACACTGGACCGGAATGACCTTTACGAACTACTATTCCGCAGACGGCGCGGCCTATGTGCTGAACGCCGACAACGAAATCAGAACCGCCTTCAAACGGGACCAGTTCAAGGGAGCCGTGAAGGACGTTATGGAGGTGATCGAGAATGGAAAATAAGAAGTGCCGCTGTCCGATCGTGGATAGGGAAATCGACGCTATGGACTGTTTCGACGCCGCCCTGGTCTTCGAAGAACTGTCCCCCATGTCCGAACTGCCTGACTATATGAAGTTCACGGATCGGAACCAGGAAGTTTGTTTGAAGTGCCAATACCACCCCGAATAAAGGAACGTCGCCGCAAGGCGGCGTTTTTTATACCTGTTGATCAAGGCGTTTCCCTGCACGGGGAAGCGTCTTTTTCATACCCAAAACAGCCGCACCGTCCGGCGACCAGGCGGGACCGCAAAGCGTGTGGAAGTCACGGTAAAGACAGCGGAGAAAGGAGCAAACCATGATCACAGAGAGCGTCAAAACCATTCTGGGGGCTGACCTGTCGAACCAGGTCGAAGCGGCCTTGAAGGGCAAGGGCAAGGACGGAAAGGACGTGGACCTGGTCGTCGGTAACGACGGAACCTTCGTCCCGGCCGATAAGTACAACGGAGCCAACAGCGGAAAGACCAGCGCCGAAAATGCGCTGAAAGCCGCCGCCGAAGCATTGAAGGCGATCGGAGGGTCCGGCGATCCGGCGAAGATCGCGGACGACGTCAAGACCGCCCAGACCACGCTTGAAACCCTTCGAACCAACCACCAGAAAGAGATCACGAAGATTCAGAAGAACACGGCCCTTCGAATGGCCCTGGCGAACCAGGCCCACGACCCGGCCGACATTATTTCCCTTCTGGACCTGGACAAGATCGAGGTCGACGCCGCCGGGACGCTGAAAACTGACCTTGACGGCCTTCTGAAACCCTTGAAGGAGTCGAAGGCGTACCTGTTCAAGAGCCAGGACCCGGCGAACCCCGACATTAAGGGCGCGAAGCCCGCTGACCCCGGCGCGCGCCAGGAGCCGGCCGCAAAGGTCGACGGCCCTGTCGTGATCTAACCCGCCAAACCACAACAAAACGAAAGGAATGATACCAACCAGCCAACAATGAAAGGAATGATATTTTATGGCAAGAACGAAAGCGATCAGCCTGATCCAGACCGGTTCTACTAAGGTCGAACTGTCCGAACTGTCCGGCCTGGTGATCAGCAACATTCAGAAGGAAACCCTGGCGGCCGGTTTGAAGTCCCAGTCCTACACCGGCAACCCCGCGACTGGTTCTGTTGAGTATAAGCGATTCAAGAACAGCGCGTCCCAGGCATACGGAACCGCCAGAACCGCCGGAAAGGGCGCGGCGATCACCGTCCCCCCTACTACCG